CAAACGATAAAATATTATGGCCTGAGATTGATTTCTTAGAAACATATATTAGTATTATTACTAAAAAAGAAGATACGTTAGCCGATAAGGAAGGTGGAGTAACTAAAACAAATTTAATTTTTGAAGACGATAAGGATTCAAATCAAATTAAACCAGTTTCAGATTTATTAAATCTTATTGTTGGTAAAATTCCATATACGGATAAGAGTTTAGCATCTATATTATATGAAATTTATGAAAGAGGAAAATATATCAGTTTTATAAATCCATTTACAAAAACATCATATATTGAATTAGCTAATATTGAATTTGATAATATAAAAAATACATTTGAGGAGGATTATGACATCATTGAAGTTTTAAAGAAAGTACAGGATGTTCAAAAGTTAAAAGATTACATCCAAGCTTTTTCACCTAACGATAGATATCTTTATTATTTGGATAATATGGATACAACTATGAGTATTCAAAATGTTTTACAAAATACGTTTGACATCACAGCAAACTATACTGAAAAACTAAACGTAGATAACGATAAAGAGTATCCTGAATTATCTAAAGAGTTACAAAACTATAAATCAGAAGAATACCGAACAAATGTTTACCCATTCAATTCTGATGAATACCTTTCATACATAAATAAACCATCATACGATAGGTCTAATTTAACATATCTTGATTTATTCAGGGTTGAAACAAAAAAAGGATTCATTAATACACCAAACGAAACAACACCATGGGTTAAAGGTTCTTACCTTGAAAACATGTTTAACTACACATTGAAAATTAGTGATGGTGAATTTGTAAATGTACTTAATACACCATATTTCCATAAACAACTTTATAAAGATTTTACAAACGGAAAATTATACGGAAAATATGCGGGGTCAGCATACCTTTTATTAAATTCTTTACCATATAAAAATTTAGAAGACACCATCATTTTTAATGAAAGAATGACAAGTGTTAGAATTTCTGATATGTTTAAAGAGGTTGCATCAACACATTATGTACCGTATCACTTGATGTTGAAATGGGGCTCATTATATCACAGATATAAAAAGAAGTTACTTGAAAATGAAGATATTCTATCAGGAATTACAACACCAATTTCAGGAAGTACATTTTTTGATAATAATAGTGGACATACTTTTGGTGATTTAAGTATTGATGTATTAGATAACGTTTTTCACGACCCAATATTTGACAATTACTTAGGACTTAAACATAGTGAAAAAACCGAATTAGGTGTTCACCCATTCTACGATGCTATATTCCACCAAATTATTCATGATTACACATTTTATGATGTTAATGACGTTGCTTCATATTATGATAGAACACAACCTAATAAAGGACACTACAGTAGGGTTAGAAAAAATAAAAATTTAAGATATTACACCAATTGGATTAAAAATAATGAATTAAGTTTAAGAACTGAAAGTTTTTACACGTTACTACCATCTGACGGATCAAATGCGTTAGAAAATTATGATGGTGTTTTTTCAAAAGACGAACAAAGTTCATTTAGAGTTATTTGGAATTCAGATGAAAAAATAACTAAAGATTATAGTGGTGTTACATTTAACGGACCAAATGAATATCTTTTAAGTTTAGACACATCTGAAGAAAGAAGTAATTTAACCGACAATAGTTTTTATTTAAGTGGAACATATCGTAAGGTAATGGATTTAATTGCAACATTTAATCATGAGGTATTAGAATCATTTGAAAATTATTTTTTAGAATTCGCTTCCGACAGTCAAAATGTTGAAGTAAAAACATACTCGTTTGAAACACTTTTAGAAGAAGATAATAAACGACATGAAGTAAAGTATCAAAATTTCCAAGAATTATTAAAAGATATTGTTACTGTCCCAATTATTAGTAATGACGAAACCGACCATGAGGTTATCATTGGTTCAATTAGAGAACAACAAGAAATTAAATTAAAGAGTATAACGAAAGATTTACTTAGTTCTGATAATATGATTAAAATCACTATTGCAAATCCAAGAGAAATGAATAGTCACATATTAGAAGGGTTTAGTGGTAACAATCCGAATACAACATTATCATATGAAAAGTTTGAATCTTCACAAATAACAACAGGTACAACTGTTGCGTTAGAATATACACCAGGAACTTCGGAGTACTTTAAACTATATGTGGGTGAAGATTTAGATGGTAATTATTTGAAATTTTTTACAATTTGTGATGTTGAATTTAGTGAAGAAAATATAAAAAGGTTTAGACCTTTAATTTACATTTTTGCTGGCGGATTTAAAGCTAATAAATTCACAACAAAAACAGGATTTAAAGAATACTTGGTTACTAATATGTTAACACCATATTTGACTAATTTTGGTACATACCTGATTCAATTTATAATAAAATTAAATGATATCACTTTTAAAGGTAAAGGAAATCCACTAAACGCTTTAGACCTTAAGGGTTTTAATAACGATGCTACCAAATTAGATTTATACAATTATTTTAAATCATTCAATGACAAATGGGCTTCAGGTAACTCAATTGGTCAAAAATCAATGTTGGAAGAATTTTTATTTTTAGATAGGGCAAATAGAGATATTGGTGATTTAGCATATATCGATATAACCAAATTAATAGATTTAGAAATGACAGAAAACGGTTCTATAGATTTATATAGTGTTTGTAATATGTTAATTGGTGATAATCAAGGTTTTGACATGAAACCAATGCCTGCATATGTTAATTTTTACGGAACAAATTTTTCAGGGTCCAAACAAAAAATCAAATCATCTAGAGAGGCTGCAAGTTCGGTTTTCGGAACATTTTTAGATGTTGACTATGAAGAATCGTCACCTAAAATTATAATTCAATATATTAATACAACTTCTAAAAATCCGGATTTATCAGATATTAGTCCTGATTATAAATTCAATGATGACAGTCATGATATTGGTAGTAATGTTAACAACCCTATGATTTTAACTAACCCTGAAATTTTCTCAGCTGAAAATATGGCAAGGTCAAATAAAGTCGTCGCTTTTGATATTAGTGTTGGTGACCAAAATCAGGGAATTTTTAAAGGAGTTCAAGTATCTCAAGATACAATTAAGAACACAACTGAAACCTTTAAGATTTATGAAAATATGGGTCGTTCAGCAACAGGTGCCGCGGCTTATCAAATTGATAGTAATCTATATGAGGTATATAGACAAGCATCATATAGTTGTGAAATTACAATGATGGGTTGTGTCATGATTCAACCAACGATGTATTTTTATCTAAAAAATATTCCAATTTTTAAGGGAACATATTGGATAACTGAAGTTAGTCATAATGTTAAGGGTAATAAAATCACCACTAATTTTAAAGGTACTCGTATCCCTAAAGAAGCATTACCAACATTTGAAGATTCATTCACATCTAGTTATAAATCATTGTTTGATAAAATAACAATGAATGCTTTAACTAAATTTAAACAAGAAACGGCACCAAAACCAACCACCGAACAAACAATAACCACACCTAACGGTACGGGTACAATCGATAATGGAAATACAATACCAAACAATGATGAGAAATTAGAATTGGATAAGGATTTAGATTTATATGGTATTCCATTTAACGGGTATAAAAATATTAAAGGAATACAAAAAGTTACATATAAAGGTGAAAGTTTTTATAAGGCTAAAGCTGTCAGAATGGGAAGTAAGGATAACGTATTACAAGATTCAAATGAAATGCAGATTATTAATAAATTAGTTAATCGACAAGTTCTTGGTAATTACAATTCTATGATTACTTCAATTAATACAGGTAAAATTTTATGGGAAGATATTAAGGATAGTAAAAATCTATTCTACTCAACCAAATTTGATATAACCAATAAAAAATTATCAAATATGAATGTTGCGGACTTTATTGTTAATGCAACAACGGTTTTCTTAAATCCAGATGGTGATAACGGTAAAGGTATTAGAGTTAAAATAGACCCAACCCCAAATACTGAAATGATAAGTAAAACAAATATAAGTGGTGCGGTTAACATTGGACCCGATTCTGACACATATGGTATTTCATTATCTAATGAATTATTCAAACAATTAGGTATCAATAACGGTGACTTTGTTTATTTTAAATTGGTTTAAATGAATATTAATAAAACTTAGGATATTTATACATATAAAAGAACATTATGGAAAATAATAAAATAAACGACGCAATGGACCAATTTTTAAGTCCTAAACAGACTAAAAGAACGTCAAGTGATGGTATGGAAAGAGAAGAATGTGATTTAATGACGGGAGAATGTTACACAATTAGAGAAAAAGACGGAATTGTTGAAAGAATAAATAAAAAATATGTTACCAACGATGGTAGACAATTATTACAAGATTAATACTATGTTAGAGCAAAAACTACAAGAAGAATTAAATCGTTATAAAGCCATTAACAAATATGGTAAAACGATGATAATGGAACAAGACGTTCCACCAGCACCTGAAGCACCTGTTGAAGACCCATTAGCGGCACCTCCAGCAGACGCAGCGGCGGCGGACGCACCATTAGGTGGAGATGTACCACCAGCACCAGATGCTGGTATACCACCCGCTGACGGTGGAATGCCACCGGCTCCCGACGCAATGGGAGGAGACTCAACAGAAGAAATTGATATTACAGACTTAGTTGATATGACCAAAAGTATCAAAAAAGATTTAGAGGATAAACAACAAGACCAAGGAAACCTTATTGGTAAGATGGATGACGTTTTTTCTAAATTAGGAGAACTTGAAGTTAAATTGGCTCAAATGGACCAATTGGTTTCAAGAATTGACCAATTAGGATCTAAAATTGATGAGGTAAAACCTAAAAGTGAAGTTGAAAAATTGGAAATGCGTTCTTTGGATTCATATCCATTTAACGAAAAACCACAAGAATTCTTTGCTCACAAACAAGGTGAAATGAGAGCAAGTGGTAAAAACGAATATGTTTTAACTAAAGATGAGGTAAGTAACTACCCCGTTGACCAAATAAGAAAATCATTTAATCCGGAAACTGAAGAAGATGAATTTAAGTTCTAATGTAAATTTCTTTTTGGGGTTACAAATGCAACTTAAGGTTAATCATTGGCAAACCAAAGGGTTTGCTCGTCATAATGCTTTTGGGTCTACATTTGATGAATTACTTGAATTGGTAGATAGGTATGTTGAAGAGGCTATGGGAAAGTATGGTCGTTTTATATTAGACGACGAAACTAAAACCATTGAATTGGTAAATCTATCTGAATTAGATATGAAAGGATTTATAAACACATTAAGAGAAGCATTAGTACAATTTACATCACAACTTGACGAAACAGACACAAACCTATTAAACATCAGAGATGAGATTTTAGGTTTGATTAATAAACTAGGATATTTATTAACATTAGAATAAAAACAAATATAATATGCAATCAGGTTCAGCAGCAAGAACAGCGTCAAATACCGCCACGGGTTCATTATCATACATAGATGGTTTAATAACCTCAGCAACGGCACAGGGATTATATCAAATTACAATAGACCCTAGATATATTAACGAACAAATTTTAACCACATTGGATAATTACGGATATAAAGTAAGTACCAAAAATAATTTCATGGGTACAAACAACGATTACGTTATTAGATGGTAATTTAAGACTTTTTAAAAAAACTTGAACCCGGATTTCGTAATTCGGGTTTTTTTATTTATAATTTACTATAACAGTTTTATAAATAAAAATTCTTAATTATGTCAACATTTGATGCAGTACTAGCACAGTACGAGAAAAACAAAAACGCCACAAGTGGCAATTCTAACAAAATGTCCTCAGAGGACAGAATGAAGCGTTATTTCACTACCGTATTACCTAAGGGTTCTAAGGGAGAAGAAAGACGTATTCGTATTTTACCTACAAAAGATGGTGGTTCACCATTTGTTGAGGTTTATTTCCACGAAGTTCAGGTGGATGGAAAGTGGGTTAAATTATATGACCCTAAACAAGAAGGAAAACGTTCCCCATTAAATGAGGTTCATGACAGTTTAATGCAAACAGGAGTTGAGTCTGACCGTGAATTAGCACGTAACTACCGCTCTCGTAAGTTTTACATTGTTAAGGTTATCGACCGCGACCATGAAAACGACGGGGTTAAGTTTTGGAGATTTAAACATAATCACAAAGGTGATGGTGTTATTGATAAAATCTTCCCAATCTTCCGTAACAAAGGTGACGTTACAAGTCCTGAAAATGGACGTGACTTAATCTTATCTTTAACTTTAACAAAAGCAGGAACGGGTAAAGAATACACAGTTATTAATTCAGTATTAAATGACGATTCAAGTGTATTACATTCTGATAGTGACGTTGCTAAAGCGTGGTTAGATGATGAGACAGTTTGGTCTGATGTTTATTCTAAGAAAGGTGAAGATTATCTTGAAATGGTTGCAAATGGCGAAGCTCCACGTTGGGACACAAACCAAAACAAATGGGTTTCAAGTAACAACACAACTGGTGAGGAAACAATCGGAAATGTAAAATCATCTACACCTGTGGTTGACCCACAAGCGGATGATGACACAGATAGTGAATTACCATTCTAATTAATTTAAGATGTTCCCGACACCAATGTCGGGAACATCATTTTAAAAAACAACAACATGGCAGGTATAAAAAAAACAGACTTTTCTGCAATTAAGAAGAAATTCTCTAAAGAGGCCGAATATAAAGCAGACCGTTTCTTTGATTTGGGTGATGCTTTCTTAGATGCAACGGGTATACCCGGTCCTGCAATGGGACACATCAATATGTTATTAGGACATAGTGATACGGGTAAAACAACGGCACTTGTAAAGTCAGCGGTAGATGCACA